TGCAACCGGCTCTGAGGTGTCGACCTGCTCGCCGTCAGCGCGTACGCCGCCGATGGCGATGATGTCTTTCACCATATCAGGGGGCACGTTGGTTGGCTCGCCTTTGACAAAGGAAATAACGCCGTTGGTGGTGCGCAGCGTGTGGGTTCGGTTCAATACGAATTGGGGCATGACTATCCTCGTGTGAAGACCAAGCGCCTAGGCGCTTGGTTTGTAAAAAGCCCAGCGACCTCGGAATTCAGAGGTCGCTGGCAAGTCCCGCGTTAGATCGGGTTGACTTCGTTGGAGCGGCCAGTCGTGATGTACTGCACACGAAGGGTTGCTTTACCTGTGGTACATACGTCGGTATTGAGGATGGTGACGCGAAGGTTTTCACCATCGCCACGGTAGCCGGTCGGCACCAGGTTGGTCACACCAAGTGCTTTGCGGTCAGCTGCGGCCAGGTAACGGGCCGGGGTGACGGAGTCGCCTACAGCAACCGAGTAGCCTGCCGTGTCGAAGGCGGTCTCGACGGTCAACGAACCGGCAAGCACAACTGCACCTGCCGGGAGGTTGATAACGTCGAACACCGTGGATGCGATGTTGGTCTTGCCGAAGTCAACTTCGGTGGTGCCGCTGATGGCGGTGCCACCGGAGATCGGCACCATCGTGTCGTCAAAGTTGAAAACGAACTCAGCTTCCATTACGTACTGAGCACCGCGAGCTGCGAGTAGTTTAGCCATGTGAATATGCTCCTAATTACTGCTGAGACACGTAGGCCGAGATCACGCCGTGATCTTCCTTGGTGCCGCCGCTGTACTGGGTGTTGAACTGAGGCTTCAGGAAGCCAAGAATCTTGGCAACGCTGATACCTGGCTGGTTGTCGTAGTCGAACTCTTTCTCGACCCAGTCCGGATTGCCGAGGTCGGCCATACCGAGTGCCTGAGCGCCGCAGAACAGAATCTGGCAACCGTCGATGTTGGAACCAGCACCCCACTTGTTGACACCCGATGTCGCCATGCGGGTGTTCGGTACGTGGCGGAACTCGTGCAGGTAGATGCCGTCAACCTTGACTGCAGAGCCTGTGAATAACTCGTTACCAGAACCGCGCTGCTGGGCGTAACGCAGGTTGTCACGATAGGTCGGGTCGAGCTTGAGCATCGACATAGCCATCGGTGACAGGAATGCGTGGTAGGTCTCTTCGCCGCCATTTTCCTTGATGCCGCGCACGTAGTTCTCTTTGGCGTAGGCTTTGAGAGCGATGAACAGTTCCCAGGTCGGGCGGTCGGCTGCGACGACGGTGTTGGTGCCGGTGCCGACGTTGAACGTCTTGGCATTCCAATCCCAACGACCTGAGCGCTTGGCTGAGGCAGGCTGGATGTCAGCGGCAAACTCAAGGTTCTTGAGGTCGGAGCCGACACGGACTGCGCCGTTCGGGTACTTGCTGTAGTTCAGACCGGCCAGGGTCAGGAAAGCCATCTGGTCAATACGGTCAGCCAGCCAGTAGGCCAGCTTGTCACGGGTGTTTTCACGGAAGTTAACGACCGACTTTTGGTCAGCCATTTTGCCTTCGTGGCGAATAGCGTTACGCAGTTGGTCGATACGAATCACTTGATCGTACGACTTCATGGCCTCTTCGTTACCTTCCAGCGTGCGGTCGCTTACAATGCCGTCGCCTTCGAGGTCAGCGAGCAAGGTAATAACGGCGCGTGCGCCTTTCTCAGTTTTCTTCAGCTCGGTTACGTGCTGGATAAGAGAGTTCGCGTCTTTGCCAAGGAATTTGTTGACGAACGACTGGTTCCGGGCTTGGGCCCAAAAATCTAATGACCATACGGTCTTTTCGTTGCTGGTGAGCAACGCAAAATTGGTTGTACTCATGTGAGTAGCTCCTATGTAAATGAAATCGAATGGTTTCTGAAGCTCTCTAGCGGCTTCCTGCTCACCGTGTCGCTGGTGTGCGAGTGAAACAAACGACCACTTACGAGGACGAGTCGGCTTGCTTTAAGCCCTGGCTTGGCTTTGCCCGTGTCGCTGGGCTGCGAGGTGAAACAAACGACCACTTACGAGGACGAGTCGGCTTGCTTTAAGCCCTGGCTTGGCTTTGCCCGTGTCGCTGGGCTGCGAGGTTCCCACTTCGTCGTCACCCGGTTTCGAGATAACCTATGTGACCGCACCCCTGTGGGAGAGGGTGACCCCGTGTCGTGGGGTCAATTCGGCTCGTTGAGAGCAAGCACGAGGTAGGTGCAGTTCAGAATCTATCAGAGTGTGTCAGATTTGGCAATACGTTCTGCTAACAAATACCCCTCAAGCTCCCACAATTTCTGAAAGGCGTTCTCGTAAGCGATTTCACGCCCGACAGCCGGGTCAAAGTTTCGTGGATCGACGCAAGCGCTCTCCCCGCGTACGCCGAAGCCATTAACCATCGTGATGTTGCAGATGGTGCAGGTGGTGTCAGGCAGGAC